ACTTTTTCCAGTAGGTCTAACTATGTCACCTGCTGCTTCGTACATTTCTCTAGGAGTAAGCTTACCTGTCTTCCATTCTTCAAATGGTATATCTGCTAATCCTGAGTTTCGATACCCCTGCCTTGGTGCTAAGCCAGAAGTTATTCCGGTACCAGTCGAGCCACCTGTTCTAAACATAGGTCTATTTAATGTTCTCATTATTATCCTATATTAGGATTCATGATTCCGCCTAGTACGGAAGTCCATCCTAGTGCTGTTTGTAATGCTGTTGGGTCTTGTGTTTGTTGTGTTGACACTTGTCCTTGGATCGGTGCTAACGTTCCTATGCCTTGGCCATAAGCTTGCATTCTTTGATAAGGTTCCATAGCTCCCATCTGTGCCGCTTGTTGTTGTGCGTTCAATACATTCTGTGCTTGTTGCTGTTGGACTCCACCCATTTGACTTAGCATTCCTATATCACCACCTGCTAATTGCGGCGTGAGTTGTGCTAATCCCTGTTGGTATTGTCCTAATCCCATTTGTCCTTGAGCGAGTCCTGCTTGGGCTCCGCCTAAGGTTAATTGATTCATTAAATCTTGTTGTCTTGCTTGTTGCCCGACGCCATATCCTTGTTGCAACATTCCTGCTTGAAGAAGTGCACGGTTTCTATCGGATTGTGTTTGGTATTCTGCGAGCTGTACACCTTCTCTGCCACCACCGAAACCACCCATGGCTACCGCTTGATCCGAGATACCTTGTTGTCTTGCTGCTGCTTGTCTATCAAATTCTGATAAAGAGGCATCAATTACTTGTGATTGATACGGAGACATATACGAAGCAATTGATCCTGCTCCTGTACCTGCTCCTGTTCCTGTAAGTCCTGCTGCTCCAGAAATGTAAGGTGATACTCCACCCATCGTCGTTCCAGCTTGAGTTCCATAAGTTGCTGCCTGACTTAAATAGGGAGCGTAAGCCCCAACACCCGAGCCAGCTAGTGATGCCGCTTGTGTTTGTAAAGGATCTTGTCCTGCTACTTGAGGTGCAAACTGGGAAGTGTCTAAAGGAATAGAAGTTAGTCCTGCTAACTGCTGCCCGTAGTCTTGACCGAGTTGCGATACGTAATTTTGTGGTAGTACTGATGCCTGTGTTATTGCCATTATATAATTCTCTTTTCTAATTGTTGTGCGTTTGCGAACATTTCTTGTGCGCCTTCTAGCCCTTGCGAATCTTCAGAAACTTGGCCGCCCGCTTCCAGATGCTCCATAAGATTTTCCATGACTTCGGCACCCGCGTCAATGTCCCCGCCGCCCGCTGCTCGGACCGCGTCTGCAGTAAATACGAATTCGTTTTTGGAAAGTCTGGCTGGTACATCATCTGCTTTTTCTTCGCCACCTAATGGCACAAATCCGCCTTCTTGTCTATAGTCTTTTTCCATGCCACCTAAATTCATGAGTCCACCTTCTTGTGCTCCGATTCTTCCGCCTTCTGCCGCCATAGCTGCAGTATCTGCATATTGTTCTTTTGGTTTAAATCGTTGTGTAGGATCATCCATATATTCTCGTGCTGTTTTGAAATCGATACTTGTTTCATCCATCGGGAATGGAGGTTGGTCTTCAAGATATTTTTTTTGATAGGCTCCGGCTCCTGCTCCTATTGCCATAGGAAGTTGCCAGTTAATACCTTGTCCTGTTCCAGTTGTTCCTGATACTGTTTGTCCTGTTAATCTATTTACTAAATTTCCAGCAGCATCTCTTACATATTGTGTTGCTGTATCTATACCTTTTTGAAATATATTTCTATCGTCAGTCATAAAATCCATGCTTCCACCAACGTCTCCCAAGAATGGAAGATTTGTTGCTCTTTGAGCTAATTCATAACCTGGTTGAAGATAATCAAATGGTCCTGCCGCTCCACCGATTCCTCCTCCTGTCATTTGTTCTAGTGTCATACCTGGTTTTACAACACCAGTTACACCTGAATAATCATAATTAGGGCCACCCATACCTAAAAGATTATTTATCCATCCTTGTCCTGCTTGATCCATTCCTGGAATTCCAAACTGATTTACACCTAGTCCTAAAAGGGCTGCGGTTGCCATTGGATTTTCTTTAATTTCGTTGGGAATAATATCGTCTACGAATTTGTCTTTAGCTTTTTGAAAAGCACTTCCGATTCCGTATCGTTTTCGACCGTCAAGTCCTGCGATACCCCCGTAAGCCATCTGGTCTCTACGTCTTTGTGTGTATGTTCCTCGATGATCACCTGATAATCTAATATCCTGTTGAGGTAGGTTGGCGTAAGCGCCTGCGTTTAATGATCGTATTCCGTTCATAGTTATATTGGTTATTTATTAAAGGCAGGGATTTCACCTGAGTTTATATCTTTACTTGTTTTCGCCAAGTAAATCAAGACTATGTTGTAACTTCTCGCTTTTTTATTTCCAAAGCTGAGAGTACGACATGTAGCCGATTGGCAGTTGCTGCAGTCACCTTAACTACTTCGCTTTCGGCGACGACTAAAGGTTGACTAAGCAGTTCTGAGGTTGCGTTGGCCGATATGGCTTTGGTCTTAAATAAGCTAAAAACAGCGTCATCGGTGTTTGTTATTGTTACGGTAATAGTATCCGCGTTCCCTGAATCTTCCGATACGAGTATGGATTTAACCACAGCCGTTACCGCAGTTGGGACCGTGTACAACGTTGTAGCACTCGTACTAGTTAAATCCTTCTTTTTGTTGACGAATGTATTTGCCATTATGCTATATAGAAGTTTACGGCCTCTAGTTCATCTTTTAAATCTTGTTGAAACGTTGAGTTTAATTTTTGTACAATACTGTCCACATCTCTCACGAACGATTGTTGCAGTTGTTGATCGTATTGTTCTCCGGGTTGTGTTAATGCCTGTACGATTCGGGCCATTAGATATCTCTGCTTCTTCCTGCAAGAGGACTGTCAATTCTTCCGCCGTGGGCAACTTCCATTGGATCTACTAAATATCTGTCTATTTGTGATATATAATTTGTTAACTGATCTATTTGTTGCTCTGTTAATTCTTTTCCTTGGTAGGAACCTTGATTTAAAATATCTTGTACCATACTACGTCTTTTCATAAATTCTGCTTGTTCGTCTGTCGTTCCGGTAAACTGTTTCATACTTTCAGTTACTACATCCTTGCCTCCAGTAACCGCTTGTTGAATACCATCTCCATCTCTAGTATCTCCGCTAACGAGTTTCTTTGTAGCTTCTTTCTTTGTATCCGTTCCAGGAAAATTAAATTTACTCGTAAATTTAGCTTTTGCTCCAGGTGCAAATTTATCTAGTAACCAGTTTCCTACTCCTAGATAAGGATTCAATCTAGCTAATCCTAATGCTTTCATCGTTTTTTGTTGTGCAATATTTTTAACCATTTGTGTAGCTTTATCTTTTACAGTTCCCATAATTCCTGAAGGTTTTTCCACAACAGGTTGCGGTCTAAAAAACTGACCATATGCTAGGTCTTGTTGTTTTTCTCTAAGGTCAGTTGCAATTTGTTGTTTTCTTAATGCTTCTTGAAATCCTACGTCAACGGGTGCTTCAACTAATTTATCGTAATCACCTGTTTCATAAATACCTGATGTATCAACTTGTCCGGGTTTAATGTAATTTTGTTGATAAGGATCTATTGTCATTGGGTGAGTTGTTCCTGGTATCAATTCTGGTCCTCTAGTAGGAACATCAACCATTGTCGGTTGTGTCATTAATTTTCTAGCTTCTGCGAGTTGATTTACTCGTTCGGCTTCACGTTGTTCCGCAGCTCTGTTTGCAGCAGCTTGTTCTCTAGCACGATCCTGTCTATCTGGTGATGGAGGTGGTGCTGTATAAGTCATACCTCTATCTCCACCGCCTGGAGGCCCGCCGGAATCTCTTCCACGACCTGCTCCGGTTCCGCCGAATGCTCCGGTGAAATATCTTCTTCTATTCTTAATATCGTAATCTGCTCGTATACTTTTATCGATCATCGTCTTCCATCCGGTTGTATATCTAATCTAAACGTACCCAGTTTCCAGTGTTGTGTAATACTGGTGTTATCTATTTTTAAAGCGATTGCACGGGCTCGTGCTCGAGTATCTATTTTTGTTGTATCTGAGTCTACACTAAAAGGTCCTAAAGAGGAACTCGCTTCTGTGTCCGTTGGATAACTTTTTAAATTTAAAGTCACTCTTGCAGCTCCTGTTTGACTTAAAAAATCAGGAATGACCCTTCTAATTTTCATCATAAATTCTCCATCACCCGCTAGGCCTCTTTGGTCTAAATCAAAATCACCCGATTGAATACTTGCGGCAATAGCTGTTGTGGCTCCTGCTTTAATTTCATTCGTCCCTGTTTCGTGTTCAAAGTATGTGGTTACTCCATCCGTGTTACCCACGGTTGCATCACTCGTGGCATCAGCGTCGTACTCTGTTGCATGCGGTTTTCCAAAAATATGAGAATCTGACCACGTGGATCTTGATAAAGAACTCGTTGTCCAAACAGGTCTTTCAGTTGTTGAGTCCA